CCTGAGAATGTGGGTGGAGGTTTTTATTGCTTCAACAACAACCTAACCTCATTATCTGGCTGCCCTGAGAATGTGGGTGGAGGTTTTTATTGCTCCAACAACAACCTAACCTCATTATCTGGCTGCCCTAAAACTTATGAAAATATGTTTGATTGTTTTTTAAAAAAGGGGTTTATATTTGCAGATAATATACTGACAAAGATGATATCAAAAAGAAAAAAAGGCGACGTTTTTGTTTATAAGACCTGTAAAATTGCAACTACCGAATTTGTTTATATAGCTGCAAATAATGAAGGTAAGTTTGCTCACGGAAATAGCGTAAAAGAAGCTGTAGAGGAGCTTTTGTTTAAAACAACAGAGCGTGATGTTGAAGAATATAAAAACATGCCTCTATCCACAGAAAAAACTCCCCAAGAATGGGCATTTATTTACAGAGCAATAACTGGTGCTTGCCGTCTTGGGGTTAAATCGTTTATGGATTCCAAGAGTTTAAAGAAAAAATATACACTTGAAGAAATCTTAGTTGAAACAAAAGAACGTTATCAAGGTAAGGCTTTTAAACAAGTAACAACAGGGGGCAAGCAATGATAAATGATAAAAAATACACAATAAAACAATCTGATTTTGATTTAGCATTTGAAGAAACTATGATGTACTTTAAAAGGCGTAAACTTAATGAAAATCTGCTAGATGACTTATTGCCTATGGTTCTAGGAGTGTTTGAGGCATCGCTACAAGATGGATTCCCTACGGAGCATATGATAGAGAAAATACTAACCAACCCAACGATGAATTGAAGATATGAATAAATACGTTTCTGGAATCCGCCCAAGCGGAAAGTTGCATCTAGGTAATTATCTTGGAGCTATTAAGAGTTGGAGAAAGTTACAAGATGCAGGTAATAGATGTGTATTTTTTGTTGCAAATATGCATGGGCAGCATAGCAACCAAGAAATTGCTGATACTCTATTAGCTTTAAAAAATTGTGGCTTATCACAATCTAGCTTATGGTTACAATCGCAATCAAAAGCAGGTATTTTAAGTATCCTGCATGAACTATCATTTTATGCGAACACCTCCAGACTTGATAATATGACACAGTACAAGCAAAAAGGCGGTACATTAGCATTATATGCTTATCCTGTTTTGATGGCTGCCGATATTTTTTATCACAAAGGTACTCATGTGCCTATAGGAGAAGACCAAAGCCAACATTTAGAACTTGTTAGAGAGCTTGCTCGCAAAACTGGCAGAAAAGAGCCTGTTGCGGTTACGTCTCCTGTTGGTAAGCGTATAATGTCATTGTCAAACCCACTCAAAAAGATGAGCAAATCAGATGATGATGAGAATGGGTGTGTTTATTTAAATGATAATAAAGATGATATTTCAAGAAAAATAAAGATGGCTGTGAGCTCACCAGAGGGAATATCTAACCTTTTAGAAATATCAAAAGCTTTGGGTTGTGAGTATTTTTATAACGGTAAAAACGAGCCTTTAAAAAAACATGTAACGGACTTAATAATTAACGAGTTAAGAAGCAGCCATGTATGAAATTGCAATATTTGATACACCAAAAGATATGTACCGCTCATACGAGGTTGCCAAGCTACTAAATCCAAAGATGACAGAGGAAGACTATATATCCGTAATAGACCGTATAACTAAGGTTTCTAATTATAAACAACACGTTATTTTGCATAAGGGTGACGTAGTATCTTTGATAGCCACTCAAGATATCCTCGTGATGGGTGCAGCCCCTAACCTTACAAGAAAGCTTGATAACGTTGCCACACTTCCAGAGCATCGGGGTTTTGCTACTAGGGAGTTAATGAGGCGTGTTGTTAGCCAAACAAAAGAAGAAGGCTATTCAAATATATGCCTGAATTGCAACAAGCAAAACGATAGAGGTAACAACTTCTACCAAAGAATGGGGTTTAAGCAGACTGGCAATGGTTGGGAACTTCTTCTTGGATAGGCTTCCCTACTAACGTTTCAGTTCTGTAGCATGGCGGATATTCTCCTTCATACCAATTTTTCCTTTTTAATACTTTATTTTGGTTCTTTTGATTTTGTTTAAGATTTTTAATTTGCCTTTTATTGAATTGGTCAATTTTTACACAACTTTCACATCGTACAGATATATGTCTTTCTATTATAACATTACAATCAAGACAGTACTCCTCTATCCAATCACAAATATCCTCTTCTTTGCAATTTAGAGCTTTTAAGAAATTAAGTAGCTTCCCTTTAACATTCTTAACTAATCCTAATCTATAAGTTTTAAAGCAGCTACCACTTATTTTAGCAGCTTCTATGAAAGTTTTATAACCATAGCCTTTTTCGTCCATCATCTTGTCGAGTTTATCTTTATTTATTTTCCACATTTATTTACTCCTTCTATTTCCATATTTTACAAAGTTTTCAAAATTAATATCTATAGGCTTATTTTCTAAGCCATATTCGATTTCCAAATCCTTAATAATATCTTTTAACAAAGCTATAGCTTTATCGTCTGATTTACACACAAGCCAAACTAAAGCTACAGCAGTTCCGCACATGCAAAATAATAATATTATTAAAACTATGCCTTCTTCACTCATTTCCTACTCCCTCTCTAGCATTATAAAAGTTTTTCATAATTACGCCCATATATCATAATCATCTGGTAAATACTGCCAAGATAGATAACCAGCTTCTATGAGCCAATCTTGGTCTAACTCTGGCATTTCGTGACCGTAAACAACACCATCTACATCAACCTTAAATATACCAGCCCCTGAACCATCTGAAAAAAATGCTACAAACTTACTGTTAGGCTCTGGAAAGTCATTAATTAACGAGTTTAAATAACCTTTTTTAAATACATTGGCACAATCCCTATTACCATGTGCATATATTGTAATTGACATTGCAAGTGATTCGTTGCTTTCGTTTTTTAAGTTATTCATAAACCTGGTAAGCTGCCCTTTTTCCCAAGGCTCTAAATTTTCTCGATATTTATTCCAAAGTTCCCCTATGTTTTGTTCTAGTCTTTTATTTTCCATTATATTTCCTCTATGTTTGTTATTTCTGCTTTCCATTGTGATATTAAATATCTAACTTATCTTGCTCTGGCTTTTCTTTTGCAGCCCCTATAAACATATCTGGGCTTTTATAGGCTTCCTCAACGCCTTTGCTAAAATCTCACAAGCATCTTTATATTGTTTAACTACGTCTTTGTTTTTCATAATTACCCTATATTGTTTAAATTGATTTTAAAGCCCCTTAGAGCATCAAGTTTGTTAAAAGCACCATCGATATCAAAAAACCCCAACTTACGCTCCCACGACCTCCCTATCGAGATTTTAACCTATCTAACGTGTTTGTTAAATCTCTTTTTGCAATTTCATTTAGTGCATCTAGCACTTCTAAAGAGTTTTGTTGTAGTATAAGTTCAACACGGTCTGGTATCCTGCCGTATTTTAAACAAACTAACTCACCATTAAAATTTAGTAGCTTTCCTAAAGTTAATATTATTTGAGAAGAAGGTGCTTTAAATTTATTACACTCTATTTCTGACAAGTAAGAGGGCGATATATCCAGTTTTATGGCTAGTTGCCTTAGGCTAATACCTGATTTTTGTCTTTTGTCTCTTAAAAAATCTCCGAATAATAACATTTAGTAATCTCCTTTTTGTTAAATTAATTTAAAAATCCTTAAAATATAATCCTTGTGACACTAAATCTAAGCTTGCTTGCTTCTCACTTCCCATTTCACAATATGGCGTATATCTGGTATCCATTAAATCAAGCCAGAAGCCGTTATTTGAGTATCCATCTTCCTCGTTTCCGCAACGTTTCAGCTCGTAAACTTGGTCAAATGCTAGCCTTATACCCTCCCCGCCCCTTATGTTATCCGTTTGGTTCATCTGTGCCATAACTAAAGCCCATACATTATTTTCCCTGCAAAATGTAGCTATCCATTGAGCAACCTCATCATAATGACTTGTAAGCCCCTCCCTACCAGCCCCTCCTACTAGTTGGAAATAGTCCAGCACAAAACCCTCTATTTTATGCTTGTAAACAGCCGCACTAACAATCATTTTTAATCTGTCGAATTTTATACCAGCCTCGGTACAGTAAAGCACGTTACCAGCGTCTTTATAAGATTCTACTTTCTCAATAAAACTAGGGTTTGTACGTTCGTAACCTAGGAAAGATATAGGGTTTTTGTTTATTTTTCTGGCTATCACCCTTTGATGTATTTCTTTTGCCGACATTTCAGCAGCTATAAATAAATGCTTCTTTCCTATGTCATTTAAGTTTGCAGAAATAGTGGCAGCTAAGACAGTTTTGCCAGTCTTTTTTCTTGCAGCTATTGCATAAGCTTTACCCCTGTAAAATCCACCACACATAGCTTTATCAAGGATATTTAAACCAGTACTTGAAACTTGATTTTCCTTAAGCAAGTCTTGTACAATCTCTTGAGAAACCTCGGTTGACGTGCTAAAATTATAATCACCAGATTGTTTTAAAGATAAATCAAATTGTTTACTCATGCTTAAAATTATTTCATCGGCTGTAGTATCTTTATTATAAATTACGGACTCAAAGCGTGCAGAAAATTCTTTAATTATCCTACGTTTATATAAATCTTTTAACACTTTTATAGTTTCTGGTAATACCATTAATCCAAGTCCGTAACCAGAAAGCTTAACAAGATATTCCTTTGATTCTGGCAAGATTTGCCCTAACGTGTAACATGTAACGTTACCATCAGCCTTTAAAATCTGTTCCATTATCAAAACGTGTTCATGGACATAAAAATGTTCTGGTCTCAAATTGCATTTTATAGCGTATTGCTTAGAGTCATTACTCCAGCTTAAAAAACAACCCAAGATACTAGCTTCAATTCTTTGGTCGTAAAATTTATCATCATCAAACTTTTCCATACAACGCCTCTTCAAGAAGTTTAGCCCCTTCAATACCAGCTATTTGCTTTTTAGTTAAAACATCAGGCTTTGAAGGTTTTAGATTCGTGGTTGGTTTTGTATAGCCATTCCTGCAAGATATTACAAAAGTTGCCTTCCAATTAATTTTACGTTTATCTTTTGGCAAGTCCGATGTCCAGTAATAATTAAAATTATTAAAAGCAGATTCAGCTTGAGCGTTTGTCCAACCCATTTCTTTTTGACAGAATGTTAACCAGTCTTCTGGAATAGTTTTATAAGGCAGTTCAGTTTTTATTTTTTTTGATAAAGTTTTTTTCTTGGCAAGGTTTTTATATAATTCCAAAACATCTTTTTCTTTAGATAATACGTTAGTATTATCTTTCTTCTTCTCTTCCTCTGTCTCTTTACTATATGTCTCTGTCTCTGGTATAGCACTTTGCTTGCGGTCTGCTAGCATGTTGCTAGCGTCTATTACAAATCCTTGTTCTATAAGTTCTTTTAAATGTTCTTCTTTTACAAAATCACCCAATCCACACTGGCTTTTTATATACTTGAAATCAGCAGGAACTAAGCCCTTTTTTGGGTCTTTGTAGCGACTTGCTAGCGTCCAGATACAAATTGCTAGCAACTTGCTAGCGTCTTGCAAGCGTGAAAACTCATAATCTTGAAAAGTATCAGTTGATAACTTTATCCATGGTGGATTACGGTCTTTGTAATGTTGGAACTGTTCCCAGTCTTTAACTTTAAGATAACTCACAATACACCCCTTTCAAAAAAGAATTTAAAAGTGCTTTTTGTTATATTGATTTCGTTGTCTATATCTAAACCACGAGACAGCATCCAAGATTTCTGTTTATAGGAAAAAGTTGGATATTGGAGAATCTCCATTCTTACGTATCTTTCACGGAAATCTTCTATTGTAAGATTGCTTTTTAAACGGTTACATCTTTGACAAGCTGGGACTAGATTGTCTAAAGTGTCCTTACCATTTAAATATGAAGGTATAAAATGGTCTGCAAATAATTTATTAGGGTTACAACCACAATAATAACACAAACCGTTATTTTTTTTATATACTTGTTTACGAGTTTTTTCAGACAAAGATTGTCTTTTTTGGGCAAAAAGTTTCATAATTTAGATTCCTCATAGTAGGTCATAGTATTTGATAAACATGGCTGGTGGGACTATGAACCCCCACCACTCCGCTAAGAGCTTGCCATTTGATAAATAAGGAGCATATCCTTTTTATTTCAACCCATAGTACTACAATAAAATATATTTACAAGCGGTATTTATTCTAAAATAGGTAAGAACTGTTGCAATCTTACAACTAACACTTGATAAAACACTTATGTATAATGATATTTTTAACAGGAGGTTTTTATGAGTATGTCAACTTTTATATACGGCATTAAGCCAGTAGATGATAAATACAAGAAGATGAAGAATATCCATGATGCTTGTCGTGAGGCAGGTGTTTGCATTCCCAAAGAAGTTACGGACTTTTTTGAAGATGGAGAGCCTGATTGTAACGGTATAAAAGTAGAGCTTTTTATTGCTGAGGCTACCGAGTCTGTGAGGGAGTTCCGTACGGATGAGGGCGAAGGGTGGTATATTGACATTAATAAATTGCCAAGTGACATTAAAATGATAAAAATACTACAAACTTATTAACAGGAGGTTTTTTATGAAGTATGAGATTGATTACAACTTTTCGCAACTGCCCAAAGGTGGGGCAACTTGCTATCATATTGGATTGCTGGCAAGGGACAGGACGAAGGAAATTAGTCCTAAAAAGTTGACAGATGCAGCTATAATTTTAAATAACGTTGCAAATGAATTGTATAGACGTTCAACTGCTAGAGAAGGTACAGGGGAGTTCATTCTTTATCAGGAAAAAATTAAAAATTATAAATATGCTTATCTTGCAAAAAGGATTAAATAGGGAACTATATACATAACTAGCCAATTTAATTGTTGACTAGCTAAATGTTTTTGGCTAGTATAAGTTCGTAACAACAACGGACTTGTACAATGACAAAAGAATCCAAACCGGAAACTATCAGTTTTTATCAGTTCTTTCAACAGTTTCCAAATGAAGAATCTGCAAGACTTTTCTTTGAAGGTAAAAGATGGGGTAACGCGCCACATTGCGGTCATTGTGGAAGTGTTAACATAGTTGAGTGTAAAGACCACAAGCCTATGCCTTATCGTTGCAGGGATTGCAGAAATCATTTTAGCGTTCGTACCGGAACAGTATTAGCAGAATCACGTTTGCCCCTTCATAAATGGCTTATGGCTATATACATGATGACAACGGCACGTAAGGGCATACCTTCAACACAAATGGCAAGAGAGCTTGGAATCACTCAAAAATCAGCTTGGTTTTTAGCTCAAAGAATCCGTGAAACTTGGTTAGGCAATAGTGATACTAACATGGGTAATCATGTTCAGGTTGATGAAACGTACATTGGCGGTAAAGAAGTGAACAAACACGCTAATAAGAAATTACATCAAGGTCGTGGTTCAGTTGGCAAAACTCCAGTGATTGGTGCAAGAGATGAAAACGGCAACGTTATTGCACACCCCATACAAAGCACCAACAGAGCTACGCTACAAGGCTTCATACGTCACAATGTGCAAGAAGGCTCAACAGTAGTAACTGATAGCTTCCCATCATACAGGGGTTTAAAAGGTTATAAACACATGACTGTTAATCATTCAGTCGGTGAATATATCAAAGACCAAGCTCACACAAACGGCATTGAAAGTTTTTGGGCTTTATTGAAACGTGGTTACTATGGAATCTACCACCACATGAGCGAAAAGCACTTACACCGCTATGTGAATGAATTTTCTTTCCGTCATAATACTTCAAAAGCCAATACTATGGACTTTATCAATATGACTGTAGCTAGAATGGACAATAAACGTTTAACTTATAAGGATTTAATCAATGCCTAAGAAAACAGATAAAATAATTGAACCGATTAATGATAGTTTTAACAATGTTGTTTCCTCAATCTTGAAAACGCAAGAAATTCAGAAAATCCCAAAAGCTTTATATCCCGGAATACTGCCTATTGCAGACGTAGAATTGGATTGTGCCGTACTTGATGATGGCACTAGAGTTTTAAGTGCTACATCTGTATTTACTGCATTTGATAGACCTCGTCGTGCTAATTCCAGATTAGAAATAGATGGGATCAAAGTCCCTGCCTTTATGGATGCTGCTAATTTAAAACCATATATAAATCAAGATGTTTTGAGGCGGATCACGCCTATTAAATATACCGATGGAAAACAAGAAAAAGTTGGTTATATAGCAACTTTATTACCGAAAATGTGTGAGATATACTTACAAGCTAGACGTGATAAGGTCTTAACATCTAATCAAGAGCCGTTGGCTGTTAAATCTGAAATACTACTTTCTGCGTTAGCTCAAGTCGGTATAGACGCTTTAGTAGATGAAGCAACGGGCTATCAGTACGACAGAAAACATAACGCATTAAGATTGTTACTTACAAAATATATTGCCGAAGGAATGCAGAAGTGGATTCATACCTTTCCTGACACATTTTTTGTTGAATTAGATAGATTATACGATAACGAGCCTACAACATCTCAAAAAAGACCGCAATATTATGGAAAATTTATAAATAAATACATTTACGACCAAATAGAACACGGCTATGTAAAGAGTAAATTAAATGAATTAAATATAAAAGATGACGGAAAGCGTAAAGGACGTTTTCATCAATGGCTTTCCTATGACGGTAGAAATATTCTGTCGCATCAAATAGGAAGAGTGCAAATGTTAATGGAGATGTCGCAAGATATAAAACATTTTAAACAAGCGGCAGAAAAGCAAAAGAAAGTTACTATTGCCCCATATTTATTTGACGAAATGAACCAAATTATTGATTAATATATGGCAATAAAATTTCATCCTGAGCGTGGCAGTATCGTAACCGTTAATTATGATAAAGGATTTAAAAACCCTGAAATGGACAAACTACGATTGGCAATCGTTCTTTCCCCTGCAATAAAAGCAAGAGTAAAACTTGTTACTATAGTTCCGTTGAGTCTAACCGCACCAGATAAAGTAATGCCTTTCCATGGCAGGATTGACATACCGTTTGAGCTTCCTGTAAAATGGGGCAACGCTAATAGATGGATAAAAGGTGATATGGTTAACGCCGTAGGTTTTCATCGAGTAGACCTTCTGAATTTAGGTAAAGATAAAAACGGCAAAAGAATTTATCAAACTCAGGTGCTACCAGACGATATGTTTACGGATGTCCAAAAGTGCGTGTTGCACGGCTTAGGATTATCTGTATTGACAAAGCACCTATAAATAGGTTATCCTTAAACAAGAGGCTCTGCTCAAGTCATCCTCGTTAAGACCCTAACAAGGGCTTCTGGTCAAAATAGTGAAAACAAACTTATGACCAGAATCGTAAAAATTTTCAAAACAAATATTACCTACATGATTATATTGCTTGGCTAGTTATGTATATAGTTCCCATTAAATAGTTATATATTCTTTAAGACAACACCCCCTAAGCCTCTTAATATGCTCAACCTAGGGGGTTACTTTTTTATACCACTAAACTTTTTACTAAGTTAGTAACTGCGACCCTTTTTTCAACGTTAAGTTTTTTGAAGTTTTTATAAAGTTCTAAAAACATACGGTCATTTGAAAAATCGCTTGTTATCGTGCCTTCGTAAAAATTTATAATTTGTACGTTTAAAGTTTTTGCAATCATATATAACCTGCAAGCAGATACTTTATTAGTTCCTTTTTCGTATTTTGCAACTTGCTGGTGCGTAATATGGATTTTTTTACCGAGTTGTTCCATAGTTATCCCGTTTCTAACCCTAGCGTTTCTTATGCGTGTTCCAATTTCGTTATTAATTTTTGTCGTTTCTTCGTTTTTTCTACTCATTTTTATTTACTCCTTCTCAATTTGATATGTAACAAAAATAGCTAAAATAGTTAGATAAAATCCGATAGCAAATAAGTTAATATTTCCATTAACTAAGGGGTTAAATACAAAATTTAAGACTGTGTGCATTTTATTTACTCCTTAGTTGCTTTGAGTGCTTGTTTTACTTTGTTAATTCGCTCTAATTCTCTACCTACCATCTTTCCCTCTCTATTTAGTCGTTAAGATATAAAATCTTTCAGGTAGGTTAATAAATATAACTTTGGAGCGTAACTCACCTTAATTAATGAATCGACACAACAAATCGTCCAGACAGTAAATATGAGAGTCCAAACACAGCTAAAAAATGGCATATCCTTAATGTTAGCTAGAGCTGTAAAAGCTGAAACTAAACTAATTATTCCTAGTACTATAACCCCAGTTAAATTACTAACATAACCATATTCTAATATTTGCGAGGCAACACTCGGTAGCTGCTCCTTTGAAAAAGCAGCTACATCTTTTATGTAACTAATGATATCAATAATTTCTTGCTCAACTAAATCTTCTCTCATACTAGCTTCTCCTTGATTGGTTATATAATTGTTGTATTATTTAGTGTTGTTTGACATCGTTAATATTAAGTTACTAGGCTAATGTATTCTATAGCTTCAAATCTATATCTACCCTTTAATTTACGGACAGCTACATTTTTCATAATTCTGTTTGTAGACTCTTGGCAAACACTTTTGCCCCAAGAGATATGATATTTTTCACCACCATAAAATTGACATATCATTTCAGTAAGTCCCTCAAGAGTAGGGGAGCTTGCTAATAAGTATCTTTTGGTTTTCATCATTTTTATTTACTCCTTTTTATTATTGTCGATAAACATAATATATATACTATAAGTTTAATAAGCAAATATAAAAATAGCCTTTTTGTATATTTCACTCTTTTTGTTGAAACTAGATACAGATGTGTTATAATAATAATTATTTTTAATAAATAAGGCAAAGTAAATGAATGAATTAAGTTACAATGAGTTAAAGGTAAAATGTGCAAACCTAGGCTTGCGAGCTCGAGGCACAAAAGATGAGCTGATAGATAGTTTAACAAGATATGAAAAAGGTGAGCAATCAAAAAAAGTTTATACGGCGGAACAAGAAAACTCTAACTTATCCCCTGATTTAATTGTTATAGAAAATCCTACAAAAGAAAATAGCCAGATTCTTGCAGATAATGAACAAGAAGCTATTTTTTTAACAAATTGGGAGAGCTTGAAAAGGAAGCTTGGTTTAATATTTGCTGGGCGTGTGCAATTTTATTTGCAAGAAAATTCTAAGAATAACTATTCTATAGTTTTTAAGGGAGGTGCTAGAAAATCCGAGTGTATTAATTATACGGCTGGTGAAGTTCTTATTTTGCGTGAAGCTATACGGTATGTGGGACATGTTATAATTTCACCAGATTCTGGAGGTGATACGCCAGAAGAAGCTATGAAAAAATTTGCAATAACTGCAAAACTGTAAAAATTAAAAGGAGTTAAAAAAATGCCAGCAGGGTGCCCAACTTTGTACAAAAAAGAATTTTGCGAAAAGGTTATTGAGCTAGGAAAGCAAGGTTATTCAATAGCTGAAATGGGTTTGGAGTTAGGAGTTTGTAAGCAAACTATCTATTCATACATGAAAATTCACCCAGAATTTATGGACGCAATGAGGGTAGCAGTGAGTTTTGCCCAAGCTTGGTATGAAAAAATTGGGCGTGAAGCATTGTTTGCAGAGAAATTCAATTCTGCACTTTGGAATAAGCAAGTTTCATGTCGTTTTAGAGATGATTATTCTGATACATCAACAGTTTATAATAAAATGCTTGATGATAAATCTGATAATATTCCTGAAAGTCAAATTGATAAAATTGCTAAAGAAATTGCTTTGAAGTTAAAAGAAGATTTTTAAGCGTTTGTTACAAATGGGGTGAAAAATAGCTAAAATATGCCCCTTTGCCACCGCCTAAACATATCATGTATTGATAATATACGGATAAAGCAAGTAAAAATAGTGTAACGTTGATATGGCTTCGCAAGAAGAGTTAAAAAAAAAGATTATTAAAACAGCTTGTGAAAATGACCCATTATTTTTCACACGTTATTTTTTTAAGCATCGGGAGGGAATTAAATTTAACGTTAATTGGCATCATAAAAAGATTGCCCAAATTTTACTGGATATCGAGAGCGGGAAATATGACGGTCATATTATAATTATTAATGTTTCGCCCGGCTCAAGTAAAACGCAAATGGCTGTAGTGAACTGGATAGCCAGAAGTCTAGCTATAAATCCCCGTGTAAGATTTTTACATCTATCATATTCGGACCAGCTTGCTGAACAGAATTCTTTAGCTGCAAAAGATATTATTATGTCAAGTGAGTTTCAAGAACTTTGGACTTTAAAAATAAGGGCTGATAGTAAGTCGAAAAAACGTTGGAACGTTACGTTTACAGAAAACGAGGAAGATAAAAATGCTGGGGGCGTTTACGCTACCTCGATGAGAGGGCAGATTACAGGCTTTCGTGCAGGACATATGACTCATGGATTTCAAGGGGCTATAATAATTGATGACCCCCTTTCACCAGAAATGGCAGAGTCAACGGTTGAGCGTAATAATATAAATCAGATTTTAGTTAATACGATAAAATCAAGAAAGGCATCACCATCAACCCCAATTCTCCTTATAATGCAAAGGCTTCATGAAAATGACCCAACAGGATTTATATTAAATGGTGGATTAAGTTTACCTGTAAAGCATTTCATGATACCAGCAATTTTGCAAGATGATGATGGTAATGATATATCGTATTGGGAAAGTAAAGAGCCTATAAAAAGTCTTATTAAGCAGCGTGATGAAGGTTCTGCAAAAGAAAAGTATGTATTTTATGGGCAGTATATGCAAAAACCTGCTCCTGTTGGCAATGGAGAGTTTGCAAAAGAGCATATTCAATTCTTTAGTCCAACCGCAAAAAACTTTAGTGTTAATTCGATGAATTTATATATAATGTACGACCCTGCAAATTCTAAAAAAGAAAATGCTGATTATACGGCTATGGTGGTTATCGGGCTTGCCCCCGATACAAATTATTATATTTTGGATATTATAAGGGATAGATTAAACCCCACGGAAAGGGTTGATGCTTTAATAAAGTTACATAAAAAATGGAATGAAAAAAGTAAGAAGTCTCCAAAAGTCGCAGTTGAGCAATACGGGATGATGACAGACCAATATTATATTAAGAAAGCACAAGAGGAAATTAATTATAGATTTAGTTTGACAGAAGTTGCGGGAAGGTTAAATAAAGAAGATAGAATTAGGCGAATGATACCTGATTGGGAAAATAATAAATATTATATAGCTGATAAGTTATTGTATAGTGACTGCAAAGGTAGTATCAGGGATTTATCGCAAGAGCTTATCGAAGATGAGTTAATGCTGTTTCCGGTGGGGAAGAATGATGATGTTATAGACGCTATTTCGAGAATATACGATGTTAACCCGATATTCCCAGCGTTGCAAATAAATTATTATGCAGGTGGTGACACTATTACAAGAGGTGATAGTAATTTTAGTAACAGTGATTTTATGAGCTGGTGAAAATGTTAAATAACGAAGATTTACTAAAAAGTTTTAACGAAAGAAAAAGCATAACCGAGTCTGGGCTTGATTTGCAATATCAAAATAATGAATTAAATCATCAGTTTTATAGTGGTGATGCAATGGCTTATGCTGTCAAGGTGACGGAAGGTTCTAGAAGAAAAATGGTAGTGTTCAATAGAATAAAGCCGTTTGTAAATTCTATAGTTGGATTTATGATGAAGTTGCGAAGAGAGCCTTCGTATCAAGCAAGAATTCCAGACATTGAGCAACAAAAGATAGCTTCGCAAGCAACTAATGCATTTTCCGATTATATTAGGGCAGATTCAAATAGCCCTCAAATAGAATCTCGACAAGATAAAGAGATGTTAATAACAGGTATTGGAGCGATTGAGGAAAGTATATCTTATGTCCAAAATCCTTATGGTGACGTTGTAAGTTGCTGTCTTAAATACGATGAGTACGGATATGACCCACAAGCAAGGGCTGTAAACTTGTTGGACTCTAGATGGGTTTATCGAAGAAAGACAATGAATAGGGAAGATGCGGCTAGTTTATTTCAAGCCGATACAGAAGATTTTGAGGAGGCGGAAAGCCCTTTATTAACTACAAGTTTAAAAGGCAGCTTGCGTGTTGGTTTGGACGAAGAAGAGGATTTAGTACAAGTTTTTTACTATCAATGGTGGGATTATGAAACCTACTACCGTGTAGAAAATCCTTTATACGACCCTACTATTGATACACTTGTAAAGCAGGAGCTTGCACAGGCATTTGAGCTTATGGCTTTAGATTTAGAAGAAGAGAATGAAAAAGAGGATATCTTAGACGACCTTTTTGTTTTTAAGCCAGATGTGCAAGAGTTAATTGTTACTCCTAAGATAAGAAATGTATTAGCAGGATTATTTGAGCAATACGGAATTGAGATTGAAGAGATAAAACATAAACGACAAGTTTTTTATACTGCTATTATTTCAGGCAAGAAAGTTTTTCAGAAGTTTAAATCAAAAGACCAGAACGGATTTACTATAAAATTTAAAACTGGTGATTATGATGAAGTTAGGGGAATTTGGCATGGTATAGTTGACCAGCTTCGAGAGCCCTCACGTTACGCTAATAAGGCATTAACTGAAATTCTATATGTTATTGCCTCTAATTCAAAAGGTGGAGTAATGTATGAAATTGACGCAGTTCAAGACCCTAAAAGATTTGAACAACAATGGGCTTCTACTGATGCGGCTGTGTGTGTTAATTCAGGAGCGTTAGGACAAGGCAAGATACAGCCTAAAGCGATGAGTGCATTGCCTAGCGGATATGAGAATGTTCTTGCGGCTGCTAAATCGGGCATGTTTGAAGTGTCAGGTATTAATCCAGAGTTTTTAGGTTCCAGCGAAAACAAACAAGTATCGGCATTATTAGAATCCCAAAGGATTGAGCAAGTTACCTCAACCTTAGCAACGTATTTTGACAGTATAACATTATTTCAAAAAGAAATAGGACGCTTAAATCTCACATTTATGCGTGTTCTTTACGAAAATAACCCACAAAGGCTCGTGCCTGTTTTAGGCGAGGACGGAGTTAAAGTTTGGAGTGAGATAAGCAAATCTGCATTATTTGCAGAATATGACGTTGATATACAAGAGGTTCCAATAACGCCTGTTCAAAAGCGTGAAAATCTAAATATGATGTTGTCAGTCGCACAAAATATGCTTATGGCTGGACAAAATATATATCCTGAACTTATAGAAGAACTGCCAATATCTGCGTTATTAAAAGAAAGACTAAAAGCTAAGTTTAACCCAGAATTAACACCTGAACAAGTGGCAGCACAGCAACAAGAGCAGCAAATTGCATTACAATATAAAATGTTAGAACTTAAAGGTCAGTCAGCAGAGGTTGTAAAGCGTGAAGTTGAGGCTGAAAAATTAAAGGCTGATATTGCCAAGACTGTTGTTGATATGGACAATACAAGGGCTAGCACAACTAAAATTATTGAAGAAGCTGAAAAGCTAGATATAGAAAACGACCAATTAGCATTAGCTAAACTAAACCAAATTTCATTTACAATTTAATCACATAAGGAGCAATTATGAGTGATTTAGAAAAAGAATTAAGAGAGAAAATTAAAGCAGAAAGGGCGAAGATTGCTGAAAGCGATGGCTCCCAAGAGCTTGAAGATGAAGTTGAACAGCAAGCAGAAGGCACAGAAGATGCAGAAGACGCAGAAGATGTAGAAGATGTAGAGCTTGATGATGAAAAGGCAAAAAACCCAAAGGCAAAAAACGCTTTCCAAAAAATGCGTAATGAGCTTAAAAAACGTGACGAAGAATACAACCAAATTAAAATAGAGCTTGCTCGTGTTCAGGGCGTTCAAGAGGCAATGCAAAAACCGCAAGAACAAAAGGTTGAAGCTGAAAAGATTCCAGACAAGGATTATGAGCCAGAAGAATGGTATGAATACCAGCTAAAACAACGTGATAAAAAAATTGAAGCTATAGAAAATCAGTTCAAGTCAATTAATGAACAGGCAACGGTATCATATGCCGAGCGTGTATACCAAGATTTAGAAAGTAAGTATATAGAGCTAGACCCTTCTTATACAGACGCTAAAAAATACTATAAAAGCGAAAGAATGAGAGCGTTACGTTTACAATATCCAACTGCAACCGACCAGCAGATTCAGCAAGAGGTTAAAGGGGAAGAGTACAAAATTGTAAGCTCTTTAGCACAAACAGGATTAGATAGTAATGCGATATTTAACGTTATTAAAGGTCAGGCGGTAGCAATGGGGTATAAGGATTTACCAACCGCAAAGAAAGATAATAATAATCTAAAACGCAATATGGCAAAGAGTGCTAGTTTAAATGACGCACCTTCTGCAAATGGGGATATAGGATTTAGTCAGAATCAGATGGCACGAATGGGAGTTGTTGACATTGCAAAATTACATGACAATCCAAAAGAATTAAAAAAGGCAATAAAAGCTTTAGCTATCGCTAGAATGAAAGCAAATGGTTGATTTATATATAAGAGTGTGTTAAGATAAAAATATCTTTTCACACTCACCGCCTCTTACGGTTGTAAAATATAAGACGTATCTAAGAAAAGAATAAAATCATTTTACAATTTAAACAAGGTATATACAGATGACTGTTACTCCTATGAATAGGGGCGATGTGCTTAATGTGGAGCTTTGGTCAAGTCAGTTACGTTTTGTCGAGATGATGAAACGTTTTCAGTTTGGTCATATGGCAGCCCGTGGCATTTTAGCTCGTGCAGACGAATTAGACCGTGCAGAGGCAGGGGATAAAATTACAATAGAACAAATCGGACGTTTAACTGGCACTGGTATTGGCGAGGGCGGAACACTTGAAGGTAATGAAGAAGGTTTAAATCAACAAGGCTTTTCAATGGTATTTAACACATTCCGCCATGCCGTTGCCTATTATGGCAAAAGCACTTCGCAAGGTATGAGAAGTCGTGTAAAATATCAAGAAAGGGCAGAGGAAGTATTAAGGAACTTTCACGGCTCACGACTTGATGCCTCATGCTTTAATCAGTTAGCTGGGGTTAACTCAACTACAATAGAAGTTGAGGGTACGGTTTATTCTGGAGCTTCGAGAACTTTTGTGCAAGGTTTAAATGCTATATCAGCTCCATCAATAAACCGCATAATCCGTGCAGGTGCTGCTGCAAATGACCAATCAATTACGTCATCAGACACTATGACGTTAGATTTAATTGATGTTGCACTTGAAAAATTACAAACAACTCAACCCACTGCCGAGCCACTAGATGGAAATGAGTTTGATTTATTTCTTTCTCATCAACAGGCACTTGATTTACGTCGTGATACTTCGGGTTCAATTCAATGGTACACAAATTACTTAGCCGCAACAGAAGGCGGTATGATAACCGATAATCCTATCATGCAAGGTAGTGCGTACGGTACCAAACCTATTGGGAAGTATCAAAACGTGAATATCTACACTTCTAATAATGTTGCAACTGGCGTTTCTTCTGCTGACAACTCTGCTATTTCTACAGTAAGACGTGCTGTCCTTTGTGGTAAAGGAGCGTTGTTATTCTCTTCTAAGTTTTCAGGAGCTTTAACTGGCGATGAAACTATAGGAGGTAAAGCACCTTTAGAATTCTTTAGAGAAGAAAGGGATTTTCAATATGTAGAAGCCACAGAGGGTCGTATGATTTACGGAGTTAAGAAACAGACTTTTGAATCTGAAGACCTTAATGTTATTGTTATTTCAACATATGGTGCAAGCCATACAGCATAAGGAAGATATATTATGACTACACCTACTATATTTGCTAATGGCTACACTTCTAGTGCTGATGCTTTTCTAAACGCCCCAAGTGGGCAGGGCATACCATCTAGTCCAGTTCGTGCTACTGCAACCATACCAGCGTCTACAGCGTCTGGAACTGTTATTGGCTTGATACCTTTTAACAAAAATGCAAGTGTTGAAATGGGTTCTGGAGTACTACTAACTGCCGACCTTGATACTGGAACTAGCGTAACTTTTACTCTTGGTTATGTATATGATGACAACGTCACTTATACGAATGATGCTGATGCTTTTATACTAAGTAGTACTGCTTTTCAGTCTACTGCTGCTTTAGTTTCGTTTAATGGGACAGGCGGATTTAGCTTTGTTGCAGAGGCTAATGGTTGGATAGCAATTACTACAGGCGGTGGCACAACTACTACCGCAGGTGATGTTACGCTTGAAGCTCGTATTACATATGACAGGTACTAAATGGCTACACTATCTGCACTACGCACGAGATTAGCTTCAAAGATTTCCGATGGAGAGTTGCTCTATCCATCGAGTGCACAGATAGACCAAGCTATCAATGCTGCTATTGATTTTTATGAAAACAAATATTTTTGGTTTCAAGAATCTTTAGCAGTGTTGGCAACTGTTGCTAATACTAGTACGATTTCATCGATACCTAGTAATTTTAAATTTCAAGCCCACCCTAATTCGCTAGTATTGCTAAACAATAACTACCGATATGAGTTGTTGCACATAAGTGCAGACCAATTTGATGCGATTACAAATGATGTAGATAATGGACTGCCAAGATATTACACATACAGAAACGGAGCGTTTGAGGTAACTCCTCGACCAGATGCTGTTTATACTGTAAATCTTTACTACTACAAGAGCTACGCTAATTTAGTTAATGATGCAGATACAAATGACTTTACAACATACGCTGAAAGATTAGTTGAATATAAAGCGTTACTTGACTTGATAGAAGATTATAAGCCTGAAGATGTAAGACAAATGACTTACACAATGAAAGTAAAAGAAGAATACGATACGATTAAAAACGAAACATATAATCGAACTGCAACTGGAAAAATAGTGCCAGAAAGCATAGTTGATTACAACGATTATTATTATAGAATAAATTATTAAACTAAGGAGAATATTATGCCTACAGGAGTACTTTTAGCAGGAGAAATTGGTCGCTTAACAGCGGCAAGTGGTAATGCCGCCAGTAATGATAAAATACCGGGTTTTGACACATCAACAGGTAAGATAATTTACTTTACGCCAGACCAGATAGCAAGTGGGGCGAGTGCGGTTGATGGACCAGCTTCGTCAACAGATAATGCATTTGCTCGTTTTGATTCTATAACTGGAAAACTTCTTCAAAATAGCTCGTCACAACTTGACGATTCGGGAAATGCTGATTTTGCAGGAACTGTTACACAAATAACAGGTAAAACCGATTTTCAGAAATTTATAGGCATAAATGATGTATTGCGGTTATCAGTTGGGACGTGGACTATTACCCGAGTAGCACAAGGGAATTATGTTTATAGAAAGACGGCAACTAACGAAACTGCGATTATAGGTATTGATATAACCGAAGATATCAGAACTACAGCAACAAAAGGCTTTGGGCTAGTAAGTTTTGATTATATATTCCGTAACACTACAGAGGCTTTAGACGCACATTCTGTAACACTTGATAAACTATCTTATACTGATAGCGAAGTAGTAACTGTCACGAGCGTTGGATTGACAGGGGCGTTAGGAACAGGAGTTGATGCAGACCCTCAAATAGATAACGTTGCGATTAATTCTTTAGCATTTAATAATACAGCTAATTCCAAATATGTCATAGAGGTTACTGTTGATGCGGCGGCAACAAGCGTTTATGACTTTATTGGTATTGTGCTTAAATTTGTAAGAAATGATTTATAAATGCAATTAGTTTGTCACGAGCAAAGGCGTAAATGGACTTGGTATTACAATTCTGAAGTTTCGGAATACGTGCGGCTTGATGATGTAACAGGACGCATGAAAGGCACTATAAGAGGTGTTAACCTGCCTAACCCTGACATGATTGAAGCTGCACGTAAAACCGCAAAGGCAAAAGGGCAATTGCCTATTTCTGCACGTGATTGTGCAGATGTTGTAACAATAAAACTATGGGAACACTGGAATGCCAAATCTAACAACTAATTTTAGTTTTAACAAGCCATCAGTAAATGACCCGATTGATGAGGATTTATGGGGTGGTCAATTAAATACAAACTGGGATAGTGTAGACACTATTCTTGATGCCTTAACACCTATAGGAGCTAGGATTGGATATACAGGCACTACAGCCCCTAATTCACGCTGGTTATTAGCTTATGGGCAAGCAATAAGTCGTACTACATATTCGGCATTTTTTGCACTAGTATCTACAGCTTACGGTTCTGGCGATGGCAGCACAACATTTAATATGCCTGACTACAGGGGAAGAAATCCAGTAGGACTTGATAACCTTGGGGGTTCTAGTGCTAACAGAATAACAAGCCCACAGGCGGATAGTTTAAATAATACAGGCTTTGGTAGTGAAACTGATGCTGGTACAAATGGTTCTACTGGCGGACATGCGTTATCGGAGTCGGAATTACCATCGCATACGCACAGCGTTAAAATAAAAAGCGGTAATGCTGATAGTGCATCTTTAAGCACGTCTCTCGCATTCGGACAATCAGGTGGGTCAGGTACTAATCTAGGTAGCACTAATACACCAGATTTATCTAATAGCGGATTACTAAACAACACTGGCTCTGGTGCGTCACATTCTCACTCTGGCTCAACATGGACAGGAACAACAGGTTCAAACGCTCAACCTAGTATAGCAGAAGCGGCTATTGTAAGGGTATTATAATGCCAATAGTGCCTATTTTATCACAAGCAGGCGTTCAGTATGAAACTGATTTTACGGAGTATTCGACACCGCATTACGTGTCTGCTGATAAAATAAGGTTTGTAGATGGCTTCCCTGAAAAGATAGGGGGCTGGGAGTCAATAATAATAAATGACAATAATCCGATTAATGGCTCTGCTCGTTCTATATTTTCTTATAATTTAAGCAATAATGAAAGATATTTAATTGGAACGCATAGTAATTTGTATTATTTTATAGGCAGTGTCCTTACTAATATTTCCCCATTAGTGACTGCTACAACCACAATAGCAAATAGCTTAGATTCTAATTATATAACACTAGGCAGTAATCCTATAACTACAGTTAGCGGTAGCAAAACCGTAACCGTTACAGACACGGCTACCAAAGTGCGAGCAGGAGATACAATACAAATTTCAGGTTCTTCTGCTGTTAATAGCGTTCCTGCTTTAGAAATAAACACAACTCATTTTGTAAGGTCGCAAAGTGCTAATAGCTATACATTTCAAGTTACTACCTCGGCAACATCAAGTGGCTCTGGAGGTGGAGGAAGCGTAGTTCAGGCAACGCCAATCATTACGGTAAATCAGGCTGCACATGGTTTTTCAGACGGCAGTAGGATTAAGATACAAAGTGCTGCTACTTTTGCAGGCATTCTCGATACTGGTATTAATATAGAGCACATTATTCGCAATACTTCAACTAACGCTTACGACATCGTTGTAAACACGATAGCAACGTCTAGCGTCACAGGGGGGGGTGGGGCTGCAACAACAGTGCAGGGTCAAATAGCAGACGGATTAGCAAATGCAACTTCCGCTCAAGGATACGGTGCTGGATTATACGGTATTGGATTATACGGCACGGCTTTAACCAGCTCTACTGGTGCATTGCCAGTGCGTTCTTGGGTTTTTGATAGATTTGGAAATAACATTATAATGACTCCGGGTCGTCAAACAGGGGTTTATTCGTGGGATAGCGACACGGCTATTGCACCAGTTGCTTTGACGAACGCCCCAACTGCTGTAAATTATTTATATGTTAGTAATAATATTATTGTTACGCTAGGCGATTCTAACGTGGGTAATAGAAGGAAATGGAGCGACCAAGGAGATTCAACAATCTGGACTCCTGCATCAACTAATCAAGCTGGTAGTGATGATATAGAAGGAGCAGCCGAGTTTATATCTCATTTGAATGTTAAGGGTATTAATTTAGAGTTTACAAACTCACAAGTTTATACTTCTAGGTATATAGGTAGACCTTTCGTATGGGAAACCAAACTTTTAGATAATAAATCTGGTATAATATCAAAAAATGCTAGGGTAGAGCATAATGGTGCTGGATATTTTATGGGAAATAATAATTTTTACGTTTATAAAAGTGGAAACGTGCAGATTATGCGTTCAAACAGCACTAAAGAAACAACGTTAAAAAAGAAAGTTTTTAATAATATTAATTTAAGTCAGAGAAGCAAAATATTTGCATGGTTTAATCGTAAATTTAACGAAATATGGTTTCACATTCCGACAACCAGCTCAAATGAGCCTGATATAGTAGTTCGTGTTAATGTACAAGATGATACTTGGGTATTAGATACGATGAATAGGTCTGCTGGAGAGTATCCAACATCTTTAAGGGAATATCCTTATACAGCAGAATATACAAGCGACTCCGACACTTCGTCTTTATATTTTCAAGAAAAGGGTACGGACGCAGATGGTATAGCTATGGCATGGAGTCTTAAAACAAATAAAACAGGTGGTGAAAATTTTGAAGTTGCTATTAATGGGATTGTACCAGATAGCGTGCAAGTAGGCAACGTGTCTTTAAAAATTGAAACTTACAAATACCCGCAAAGTACAAATGTTTATAATACCAGAACTATCACTGTAAGCCCTAATACAGAAATGATAGATTTTAAAACGCAAGGTAGATATATTCAATATACGTTTAGCGGTGAAGAATTAGGGCAAAGTTGGCGTGCGGGGCTATGGTCGGCAATTATGGATAAAGGAAGTAAAAAATGACAACAAGCTTGTATCCAGACGTGTTTGAAATTCAATCTTTTGAAGACGTAAAAGAAATATTATCTGAAATAGTGCGTTTAAGAGAACATGAAGATGTTTCAGATTTTACAAATTTAAACCAAAGGTTTGTGCGAGGGCGTGCTAGGTTCCAAGAAAGGACTGCCCCATCTTCACCGACTAACGTTTTATCAACAGATGAGGAAGGCGATATAGTAAACGATGCAACATATGAGTATAAACTACTAAATATAAGCGGAACGTTAAAGTGGGACAGAAGAACACTAGATGTTGCATGGTAAATGTGATATATTTAAAAAAAAGAGGATATTATGCCTAAATTTATGGAGTTTGTTTTTGGTTCTCCGTCAAAAAGCAGTCAAAGCTCAAGCACGCCAACAGGCTTTAACTCTTTGCCAAAACAAGCACAAGACGCATTTTTAAAAGCATTAGAAACTGGCACATCGTTGTCAGGCGATACAGGCATGTTCGCACCTGCAGGCTTAACTGGAGAGCAAAATACTGCATTAGCAGCTCTATTAAAGGGGTTGCAGCCGACAAGTGTAAGTGATTTTCAGGCTGGTATAAATACATTTAGCAATCCATACGAGGAGCAGGTTGTTCAAAGTGCGATTAGGGATTTACAAACAGGAACGCAAGATACGTTATCAGATATAACAAGTGCAGCTAGTGAAGCTGGGGGCTTTGGAGGACAGAGGCAGGCATTATTAGAAAGCGAGGCATTAAAGAACTTAGGTTTAAATATAGGCACTGTATCAGGCGGATTACGTTCGCAAGGATTCCAATCAGCAGCCGATAGAACTATGGCTGATATTGGTAGAAGCCAAAATACTGCCGCTAATTTATTTGGACTCGGGGAAGTATCAAGAGGTATTAACACGGCAACTCGTCAAGCTCCTGTAACGGCAAATAATTACTTAGCTCAATTAGCTATGGGCTTTCCGACAGGTGGAGGGACTTATTCTTCTGGAGTTGAAACAGGAGAAAGAAAATCACAGCTAGATAATATTATGAAAATTATAGCGGCATTAGCCTAAGAGCGTTATCTAAAAAAGGAAATAAAATGAGTAATATATTATCAAATTTATCAAAAAGCGTTATTAAATATGCACGGAGGTTTAACGACCCTATGCTCTCCGAAAGACTGGCTCAACAAGAAAAGGAAGAGCAGGGAAGAAAGGTGTTGGCTGGTATTCTTTCTGGTCAATCAATACCACAATTTGCAAGGCAAGGGGGTTCTATGCCCGACACTCCCCAAAATATAGAGCAACAACAATTAGCACAATTAGCATCTTTAGGCTCTCCCGAGGCGGTAGCAATTCTTGCTAAAAAATCTCCTTTATTGAAAGAGCCAGTCGTACATACACCTTTATCAACTATAGGCAAGATATACGCAGACCAATTAGCAAACTTAGTGCCAGAAAATATAGCACAAAAAGCTATAAACAAAGAGCTTGCACCACCATCACCGTTAGTAAATGTAAATACAGGAGGGGAGGACGCAGGGCAAAAAGAACTTGCTAAGTCACGTGCCGAACGTATTACATCTATTAGAAATTTAGGTGACACAGCAACAACTGTTGCTTTTGGAGCTGATAGATTGCAACAAGCTGTAGACAGAGGAAACGTAGGCTCTTTATCGGACATTAAAGCGTTAGCAGTTGAGTTGGCTGATAGTTTTGGAATTCCTTTAAATCCAGAGCTACTGACGAAAGCAAAAGATGTTAGAGCGGTTGAAAGGGTACTAGCAACAGGAGCGTTAAGCACGTTAGAAAGTTTAAAAGGTAGCACCTCCAACAAGGATTTAGACTTTGCACAAAAAATAAGCGGTAGAGTTAATCAAGGTAAAGCTTCGCTTCAAGAGTTGGCAAACCTTATGAAAGCTAGTAGCCAAAAAGCACAACAAATATCTGATGCGGTAGTGGAAGCGGATTTAAACGGAGCCTCTTTAAAACAGCAAGATGCATTAATCGCAAGGTTAAAAAGAGATATAAGCGTAGAGAGTTTATTTAATAATTTGGACTTATCAACTAAGACTGATGCGGAATTAGAACAAATGTTATTGGTGGCTGAATGAGTAGAGAGCAAATCTTAGCAGAGTTACAAAGAAGAAAGCAGTCAGTAACGCCGCCTGTTTCGCAAATTATCCAGCCAACTGGACAGGTAAGTAAAGCGGCTATTATCGCAGAAT